GATCGAACAAGACCACGACTACCGCACGCTGGTGGTCGACTCGCTCGACAAGCTCGAGCCGCTGCTGTGGGACCACGTCATCGAGACGGTGCCCCACGAGAAGGGCAACCGCGTCGAGCGGATCGAGCAGTATGGCTACGGCAAGGGCTACACGCACGCGCTCAACGAGTGGCGCAGCCTGCTCCGTGGCTTCGACGTGCTGCGCGAAGAGCGCGGCATGACGATCGTGCTGATCGCCCACAGCGCCGTCGTCAAGTTCGACACGCCGGACAGCGATCCCTACGACCGCTACCAGCTGCGCCTGCACAAGTCGGCAGACGCGTGCGTCAGCGACTGGTGCGACGCGCTGCTGTTCGCCAACTACAAGGTCGCCGTCGTCGACAAGCACGGCAGCGACAGGAAGCGCGCCGTCGGCAAGGGCGAGCGCCTTCTCTACACGCAGGAGCGCCCGTCGTTCAGGGCGAAGAACCGCTACTCGATGCCCGAGAGCCTGCCGCTCGACTGGGCCGAGCTCGAGCCGTTCCTCTTCTCGGCCGCCAAGAAGGCGACCGGCAAGCGGACGAAGCAGGCCGCGGAGTAACCGCGACCACTAACCACAACCACAACCACAACGACAGAGGAAACGAACATGGGAAGCATGGGCTTCAACACCGGCGACGTCGACCCGCAGCAACCGCTCGAGGCGTTGCCGTCTGGCTGGTATCAGTGCAGCATCACCAGCGCCGAGCTCGCGATGGCGCAGAGCGCCGACGCCGGCGAGATGGTCGTCCTGCAGTTCGAGATCGACGCTGATGTCCACCCTGAGCTCGCGGGTCGGCCCGACAAGTCGTGGTTCTGCAAGGACCACAAGAAGCAGCAAACCCGCGACATCGCGCGCCGGCAGCTGTCGTCGATCGCGCACGCGATCGACAACCCGGAGATCGACGACACCAACGACTTCCTCGGCGGCGCGCTCATGGTGCGGCTGAAGCCGAGTTCGCGCGAAGGGTTCAACGACTGCAGCGGCTTCTCCGCGATCGGCGAGCAGGCGCCCATCGGCGCCGGCCCGACGAAGAAGGCGACGCGCGCGCCGGCGCGCGCGGCCGCGGCCGCCGACGACGACGACGACGGCGAGGAGCCGGCGCCGACTCAACGCAGGCGCAACGGCAAGCCCGCCTGGAAGTAATCCACTAGGCCGCGGTGGCGGGATCGTTCTTCGACGGTCTTGCCACCGCGGCCGCATTCACTGAGCACCATGACTAAGATCAACTTCGAGAAGATCGGCACCACGACAGCCGACCTCATCTACCAACTGCACGCGAAGCGGCGGCGCCGGCCGTCGAAGCGTCTCGGCCTGTCCGAGGCCGGCCACAAGTGCGACCGCTACCTCTGGCTGAAGTTCCGCTGGGCCCTGCCTGCGTCGTTCACGGGACAGCGCCTGCGCCTGCTGGACACCGGCAACCGCGAGGAGCGGCGCGTCATCGCCGAGCTCAAGCGCATCGGCTACCACGTCGTCGACAAGGACCCCGAGACGAACCGCCAGTTCTTCGTCTCGCTCGGTCACGTCGGCGGGATGCTGGACGGCAAGGTCACCGGCGTCGTCGAGGACCCGGACACCGAGCACTTGCTCGAACTCAAAAGCATCAACCAGAAGGGCATGAACCGACTGCAGCAGCGCGGCCTGAAGAGCGCGAAGCCCGAATACTGGGCGCAATGCCAAGTCTACATGCACCTCGCTGGCATCGAGCGCACACTGTTCGTCGCCGTCTGCAAGAACGACGACAGCATCTACGTCGAGCGCGTGAAGCGCGACGACGAGAAGGCGCGCGAGCTGGTCGACCGCGTCGTGCAGATCACACACGAGCAGTCGCCGCCGGCGAAGAAGAGCGCGGACTTCCCGCCATGCGTCTACACGTCGAAGGACGGCACGCGCTGGCCGTGCGACTTCTACGACCTGTGCCACGGCAACCAGCTCCCGAAGCGCAACTGCCGCACCTGCTGTTCGGCGACGCCGCATGTCGTGGTGGACAGCGACGACACGAGCTGGCCGTTCTGGACCTGCGAGCTGAAGGGCAAGGTGCTCGACCTGCGCGCGCAGCAGCGCGGCTGCAAGGACCAGCTGACGATCCCCCCGATCATCAACGCCGAGCTGAGCGCGATCGACAGCGACGAGCGCACCGCGACCTACGTGTTCGACAACGGCGACACCTACCAAGAGGGCCGAGACTGATGCAGCTGCGCGACTACCAACGTGAGGCCGTCGACTCGATCTACGAGTGGTTCGAGGAGAGCTCAGGCAATCCGCTGGTGGTCGTGCCGACCGGCGGCGGCAAGTCGGTCATCATCGCCAAGTTCATCGAGGAGGTGCTGCAGCAGTGGCCCGGCGAGCGATTCATGGTGGCGACGCACGTCAAGGAGTTGGTCGACCAGAACTACCGCGCGCTGAAACGGTGCTGGCCGGCGGCGCCGGCCGGCATCTACTCAGCCGGGCTCAAGCGGCGCGACACGCGCGCGGCCGTGACGTTCGCCGGCGTGCAGTCTGCCTACCGGAAGCCCGAGCAGTTCGGCCACATCGACCTGCTGCTCGTCGACGAAGCGCACCTGATCCCGCCACGCGGCTTCGGTATGTATCGCCAGCTGATCGCCGGCCTGCAGAAGACGAACCCTAACGTGCGCATCGTCGGCTTCACGGCGACACCGTTCCGCACCGACACCGGCCGCCTCGAGAAGGGCGACGACCGCATGTTCCACGGCATCAGCTACGACTGCGACGTGGCGTCGATGATCGCCGACGGCTGGCTGTCCAACGTGACGAACCTGGGCGTGCGCGCCGAGATCGACACGAGCTCGGTCCACCTGCGCGGCGGCGAGTTCATCGCCGGCGAACTCGAGGACGCCGCCATGCGCGACGACCTCGTGCGCCGCGGCGTCGAGGAGATGATCGCGCGCGCCGGCGACCGGCAGAAGTGGCTGGTGTTCTGCTGCGGCATCAACCACGCGAACGACGTGGCCGGCGAACTCGAGGCGCGCGGCATCGCCTGCCACACCGTGTTCGGTGACACGCCGAACGACGTGCGCGACGCGCGCATCGCCGACTTCCGCACCGGCAAGGTCCGCGCCATGGTGAACGTCAACGTGCTCACCACCGGCTTCGACGTTCCCGACGTGGACCTGATCGCGCTCATGCGCCCGACGCAGTCGCCGGGCCTCTACGTGCAGATGGTCGGCCGCGGCCTGCGCATCGCACCCGAGAAGCAGGACTGCCTTGTGCTCGACTTCGGCGGCAACGTCTGCCGGCATGGCCCGATCGACAAGGTCGAGGTGCGCGAGAGCAGTGGTGACGGCGACTCTGAGGCGCCGATGAAGAAGTGCGAGCAGTGCATGACGATCGTCTACGCGGCCGTCACCATCTGCCCGACCTGCGGCTTCGAGTTCCCTGTGAGCCGCGGCAAGGCAAACCACGACGAGCGACCCGACGAGCAGAGCGCGATCCTGTCCGGGCAGCGCAAGCCGATCGAGCGGTGGGCCGTGCAGAACGTCAGCTACCACGAGCACACGAAGCGCGACGCGCCGCCGGGTCACCCGAAGACACTGCGTGTCTACTACGACTGCGGCTACCGGCGAAGCGTCAGCGAGTGGATCTGCTTCGAGCACCCGGTCGGCTCGTTCCCGCAGCGCAAGGCAGCGCGCTGGTGGCTCGAGCGCGGCGGCGATGAGCCGGTGCCCGAGACCGTCGACCTTGCACGCGTGCGCATCGAGTGCGGCGAGATCCGCGACACCGTCGAGGTGATCGTCGACGTGCGCGAGAAGTATCCCGAGCTCAAGGGAACGAAGCTCGAGGACCCTGAAGACCACGCTCGTCGCAACGAGCACCTCTACAAACCTGCGGCCGAGCCGGCCGACTATGACGACATCCCATTCTGAGGAGACCAACATGACCATGAACCGCAGATCGTTCTTGCAGGCGCTGTCCGTCAGCGCGCTGATGTCCATCGCCAACACGCGCACGCTCAACTGGGACGACGACCAGATCGCCGAGATGGAAGGCACCGAGACCACGCACGCGATCCAGCCCGACGACTACTACGGCTACGGACCCGGCCTTACGATCACGCTCGGCATCATGCGCGGCACGATCATCGAGGTCGGCCCCGGGCGCACCGTCACCATCCGCTGGAACCGTCGACCCAACGCGAAGCAAGCATGAGCACCGCGCTCGACGATGCCCTGGCCTACGCGGATCGGGGCTGGTATGTGTTCCCCGTGCAGCCGGCTCCGGCGAAGCGGCCGCTGAACCCGAACGGGTTCCACGGTGCGACGACCGACCCCGACCAGATCGAGCAGTGGTGGACCCGCTGGCCTGACGCACAGGTCGGCATCGCCTGCGGCGCGTCCGGCTTCGTCGCCGTCGACGTCGACAGCAAGCCCGAGGAGGGCGTCGACGGCTGGGAGGCGATCCGCGACCACGAGCCGCACGCCTGCGAGCTCGTGATGAAGACCCCGCGCGGGGGTGGCGCGCAGCTGTTCTTCGCCGACCCCGACGGACGCTTCCGCCGGCGGCTCGGTGTGCTGCCCGGCATCGACCTGCTCGGCGCCGGCGGCTACACGATCGTGCCGAGCGCGGCCAGCCCAGCTCGCCATTGGCAGGCCGGCGACCCGTTCGAGCTGGAGGATCTGGTGCCGGCGCCGGCCTGGGTGGTCGACCTTGCCGGCGAGCTGCCACAGGGAAGCGCAGCGAAGCGCAGCGCCTCGGCTGCGCTTCCCGAGTCGGCCGTGCTCGAGCTCGAGACCGTCGCCGACATTCGGGCCGGGCTGCTGTGCATCCCTAACGACGACCGCGGCACCTGGATCAAGGTCGGCATGGCGCTGAAGAGCACCGGTGCTGGCGAGCAGGCTTACGCGCTCTGGCTCGAGTGGTCGCGCCGCGGCCCCGACGGCGGCGTCCACCCGAAGTTCGATGCGAAGGACCAACGCTACCAGTGGGACCGGCTCAGCGTCGCGCGCGCCGACGCGTCGGAGGTTGGGCTGCCGTCGCTGTTCTGGCTGGCCCAGGAGCACGGCTACGAGGGGAACGTCCCCGCCGTCGAGGAATCGGTCCAGGTCGGAGATCGGCCCGCAGAGGAGCCTACAGGCGGCGAGACGGCGAAGCCGGACATCGTCGTCACCGACTGGCAGGACGTGGCGCTGCTGCCACCGATCCGCTGGCAGATCGACAACTACCTGCCGGACCGGTCGATCGTGCTGTTCGCCGGCGACAGCGAGGCCGGCAAGTCGTTCCTCGCGATCCACCTCGCCATGTGCATGGTTCACGGCATGCCGTGGCTCGGCAACCGGACGCGGCCGGGCAACGTCATCTACCTCGCCGGCGAGGGGCACGACGGCATGGCCGCGCGCTTCCGGGCGTGGCGGCGCCGCCACCAGCCCGAGGACCAGGGCCGCTACTGCGTCGTGAGCTCGAGGGTGCCGGTGCTGAAGAGCACCACGATGCCGAAGCTCGAGAAGCTCGTCGCCGACATCGAGGCGTGGAAGCAGGAACCGCCCGACCTGATCGTGATCGACACCCTGAGCCAGGGGCTCGAGGACGACGAGAACGACGCGAAGGCCGTGGCTCCCGTCATCCGCGGCTTGATGCGGCTGCGCGAGCGGTGGGGCTGCACCGTGGTCCTGGTGCATCACCTCGTCAAGCTGCAGACGAAGGGCAAGAACGGCGCCCAGCGACCGACCCGCGACAGCATCCGGGGGAGCTCAGTCCTGAGCCGCAACGTCGACACCGTGCTGGGGCTCATCGTCGACGGCGACCACCACGCCAGCAGGGTGCTCGAGGTGTGGAAGCAAAAAGATGGCGAGAAGCCGGTGCCGTCGCGCCTCTGGCTGCAGCCGGTGCCGACCGGCGAGCTCCGAGAGACTGGCGACGAGGAGTGGTCCTGCACCTTCCACGCCGACGCCTGTGAGGGGCTCTACAGGCTCGGGTGGGACGGAAAGCAGAAGGAGGCACCCCAGACACCCTTCGAGGGAGATCGTCCAGCAGACGGCCCCACAGGCGGCGAGAATCCGCACGCCGTCGCAGCCTTCAAGGCCGCCGTCGAGACCGTCGTGGCCACCGTCCGGGCGCTCGGCGCCGTCGAGGGGCCCGGCTGCAAGGGCGGCGTCAGCGGCAACGCGATCGTCGAAGCGGCCGGCCTGAAGCGCACCAGGGCCCTGGCAGCCATCCGGCAGGCGGGGCTCGAGGGGCTGCTGCGCAACCTGGGAACCGAGGGATCGCCGGCCTGGGTAGTGCCGAAGCCCAAGGAGGAGGGCGGTTCCGATGGTTCTGCCTAGTTCCGACACGGTTCCACGTCCGGTTCCGACCACTACGCCACATCCCCACACCGGTGCCGGTTCCCGGTTCCCCACCCCCACCCCCCTATAGGGGGGGTGGGGAACACGGAACCGGAACCGGGGTGTGGGGTCCAGCAGACCGAGGAGAAGCAGATGCAGATCGAGTTTACCATCCCCGCTCCGCCCAGCTTGAAGAACAACGTCCGCATCGGACGCGGCCGCATGCGCAAGGCCGGCAACGTCCGAGCCGCCATGCGCCTGATCCGGCAGGTGGCCAGCCGCGCCGCCATCGCCGCCGAAACCGACACCGTGCTCGACGTGCCGACGTTCGGCGACGACGACATCGGTGTGGAGATGATCCACCACGCCAAGAGCGGCGAGCTCACCGTTCGCGTCTGGTCTGAAGGGCCGCGGCCGCGTAGGTTCACCGGCCGAAAGCGCGACCTGCAGAACCTGCAGGACGGCGTGCTCGACGCGCTGCAGGGTGTGCTCTTCGCCAACGACAACCAAGTGGTCAGCCTGACCATGCAGAGGAGGCTCGATTGAACACGTTCGCTCGCATCGAGAACCTGTCACCCATCCGCCGCGAGCGGTGGCTGACCGTCCCCGTCCCTACGGCCGCAGTCGATGAGTTCCCCACCGAGCTCGTCGCGCACGTCAACGAACACCGACAGTGGCGCGCGGTGAAGGGTCGACAACACGGCCGCGGCACACTCGTCCACATCTGTGCAGACATCGACGGCCACGAGAGCGTGCGCGTCGAGATCCTGCCGCGCGTCATGCCGGCCGAGTCCGACAGCTCGTTCGAGTTCCACCCGTGGGTCAGCGATGACTTCAGCAAGCTCGTGCCGCAGTTCGGCGCGCGCGTCGACGGCGTCGATCTCTGGTCGACACCGGCGCACACCGAGCTCGTCGAGCAGAACGAAGCCCGGCAGCGGTGGCGGCACGTCGAGGTGCTGGCTTTCGCCGGCCTCGTGCTTGAGTGGTGGGCCGACATCTACTCGCGCGACAACGTCGTCGACGTGTGGGGCAAGCTAACCTGGAGCGATCGACGCGACAGCAACTGGAACCGATCCTTCGAGGCGCTTTGGATCCGCACCGGCGAGTTCGTTCGCTTCGACTACGAGACGACGCACGGCATCGTCAACGGCGCGAGCAAGGACAGCACCGGCAAGTTCGTTGCGCTGCTCGGCACTAACGTTTCGCTCAACGACGGCGCGAGCCTGCCTCTGTCCGGCAGCATGCTGTGCTTCAAGGACGACGAGCTTGATCCCGACGACATCGACGCCGCTGTGCGCAACATGCAGGCAGCGGAGCGCGGACCGGTGCTCGGCTGCAGCGAGGCGTGGAGCGGCGAGTTCCTGGCGTGCGGTCACCTCGCGCGCATCAACCAGCAGGCGAAGCAGGAGATCGAGCTCGAGTGGAGGCAGTTCGAGGACGATCTTGAGAACCACCGCGGCTGGTTCGCGCCACGTCCGATCGGTATCACGCGCACGCCGGGACAGACCGGCAACCAGGAGGACTTTGGCGTCACGAAGGGCACGGCCGTCACCGTCATGCACCACGCGCGGCACATCTACCGGATGCGATGGGGTGTGCAGGGTGACTACTTCCGCGGCCTGTCGCTGCTCGAGGACACGTTCAGGCCGCTGCAGCGCGAGAACCATCCCAACTGGGTGACGTGGAGCGGAATCACACACTACCACACCGGGGTCTCGTCGGACAGACTTGGCAAGGAGCCGCCGCGCACGCCGGGCACCGGCTGGCACGGATACGACAACCAGCACCGGTCGCAGAACAACCTCGCCGCCTACCTGCAGCTGTGCGACGACCCGGCGACGGCGTCACTGGTCGCCGGCCACATCGAGATCGACAAGGCCGACTACCGCTCGCGCTACCCGCAGAATGGCGCCGGCGCTCCGAGAGCCATCGGTCGGACCGCGGCCGCGTGGGCCAACCTGTCGACCGTGATGCCGGCGCACCGCGCCGACCTCGAGGAGCTGATGCACGCCAACGTCGTGCGCGCCCGCAACCAGCGCGACCACATCGCCGGCGCCGGACCGATGAAGCCGCTCGGCATCCTCGGGCCGGACGGGCGCTACCCTGTGCGCCTCGAGGAGGGTGGGCCGATCGTGCAGGCCGTGTCGGTGTGGGAGCACGGGCTCGCCATCGTCGGGCTCTGGATGGCGAAGCAGGTCATGCCGAGTTCGGCGTGGCTCGAGGATCTGCTGACCACCACGGCCGAACTCCTGGCGCGCTACGGACTGATCGAGGACAGCGTCGGCTTCCATCTCGTCAACGGCGTGGCGTGGAACAACGGCGAAGACCCGCCCGGCGGCATGGTCGTCGGCTCGCCGGCGCTCATGCCGGGCACCGGCGGCGTTGGTGGCTGGACGACGGCTGGCTTGCTCGTCGCTCGTGAAGTGCTGCCGCAGTCGCACCCGGATTGGGACAAGGTCGATCGCTACGTGCGCGCGGCGATCGAACCGGAGACCTCGTCGGTCTACTGGGCAGAGTGGTATGCTGCGGCGGGAGACCCCAACCAACCGTAGACCGATCGCGCGCGCGCGCGCGCGAGGACACATGGCAACCAAGAAGCGAACCACGAAGGCGAAGAAGGTCAGCTCCGCGCAACGGGGCTCGTCGGCCTGGACTCCCGAGCACGTCGACCTGCTGTGCGACTTGCTCGAGGAGGGTGGCACGATCCGCTCGTTCTGCACCGAGCACAACCTCGCACGCGCGTCGCTCAACAAGTGGCGCCGGCAGGACCGCGAGCTCGACGCCCGCATCCAAGCCGCGCGCCAGACCGGAGCCGAGGCGCTCGAGGAGGAGTTCGTCGAGGTGACGAGTAGGCCCGAGCTCATGGTCAACGTCGGCACGGCCGCGAAGCCGAAGTGGGTGGCAACCAGCGACGACGTGCAGCACCGCAAGCTGCGCGCCTGGGGGCTCGAGAAGCGCATGGCGTGGAACAACGCCGGGCGCTACGGTGACAAGCTGCAGGTCGGTGGCGCCGCCGATCTGCCGCCCGTCAGCATGTCGGTCGAGGAGCGACGAGCTCGCGCGGCCGCGCTGCTGGCGAAGGTGCGCAAGCGGCGCAAGGAGACCAAGGGTGAGCAAGACACCGAAGCGTGACCGCTGGTCGATCGACCTCGACCTCGAGCGCATCGCGCGCGAGGCTGACAAGGCCGTCGACGGCAACGTCGTCATCTCGGCGCACGAGGCGCGCGCGCTGGTCGCGCTCGCTGAGCGCGCCGGCAATCCACTGCTGCGCGTAAGCTCGGACGGCAACGTCGAGGTCGTGAGATGCCAGCCGTGAAGCCGCCGTTCCTCTACCGCGGCCGCGTGTTCACGCGCGCGCTGCTCGACTCCATCCCGCCGAAGATGTGGGGCTGGGTCACCGAGCGGCAGGACTACGAGGGCAGCGCGCACGTCGACACCGAGACGATCATGCTCCGCGGTCCGGCCGGCGAGGACGTCGACAGGCCGTTCGACTGCATCGAGACCAGTTCCTGGTGGGCTGCCGACGTGCTCGGAGCTCGAGGCGCCTACTGGGACGTGCTCGACCAGCTGCGCGAGATCGTGCCGCACACCGCGCTCGGCCGCGTGATGCTCGTGCGGCTGAAGCCCGGCGGCTGGGTGCGGCCGCACGTCGACGAGGGCGCCTACGCCGAGCACTACACGACCCGGCTGCACGTCGCGATGACCGAAACGCCTCGCGCCTACCTGCGGGTCGGCGGCCAGGTGCAGACGTTCGACCAGCACGAGTGCTGGTCGTTCAACCACCGCATGCTGCACGAGGCCCGCAACTGCGATACCGTGCCACGCGTCCACCTGATTGCCGACGTGGTCGAGGAGAACGACGATGACCGACGAGAACGCGAACAAGACGATGCCCGAAACCGAGACCTCCGAGCCGGAGACTACTGGCTGCGAGCCGATGCGTAGCGCCGGCGAGCTCGCGCAGACTGAGGCCGAGCTGTGCCTCGGTGGCTACCAGCTCAGCGACGAGGACGCCTACGAGAACCCGCTCAACTACCCGCGGCAGCTGATCGAGACGATGCGCACACTCGTCGAGGAGATCATCAAGCTGCCGCAGTCGCCGGCCATCGAGCTGGCCGCTGCCACGATCGACCACGTCGCGAACGTGCTTGAATACGAGAACGACCGATGAACAGCTGTGGAGCCTGACTTCGACGAGAAGGACCTCGCCGCGATGACGGACGAGGAGCGCGCCGAGTTCGACCGGCTGCTCAAGCCGTCGCTGTGGGAGCCGCACCCGGACAACGAGCCGCAATGCCTCGCCTACGAGGTCGCCGACAAGGTCGACGTGCTCGGCTTCGGCGGCGCCGCCGGCGGGGGCAAGACCGAACTCGGCCTCGGGCTGTCGCTGACGAAGCACTCGGTCTGTCAGGTGTTCCGGCGCGAGGGCACCGAACTCCGCTCGCTGATCGACCGCGTGGCCGAGATCCGCGGCGGCGACCGCAACGGGCTCGGCGGCAAACCGCCGGTGTGGCGCGCGCCGTCGCCGTCGTGCGAGGTGCTCGAGTTCGGCTCGGTGCCGAACCTCGGGGACGAGACGAAGTTTCAGGGCCGCGCCAAGGACTTCCTCTGGTGCGACGAGGCCGCCAACTTCCTCGAGGGGCAGGTGCGCTTCCTGATGGGGTGGGTGCGCACGACGAACCCCGAGCAGCACTGCATGACGCTGCTGACGTTCAACCCACCGACGAACGCCGAGGGTCGCTGGGTGATCTCGTTCTTCGCGCCGTGGCTCGACAAGAAGCACCCCGACTACCCGGCACCGCCCGGCCAGATCCGCTGGTTCGCCACCGTCGACGGCGTCGACATCGAGGTGCCAGACGATCGGCCGTTCGTCATGGAGAAGGGCGAGCGTCGCTACCGGTTCGACCCCGACGACTACGACGCTGAGGACATCATCCAGCCGCAGTCGCGCACGTTCATCCCGTCGCGCGTCAGCGACAACCCGTTCCTGATGGGAACGAACTACCTGCGCCAGCTGATGGCGCTGCCCGAGCCGATGCGGTCGCTGATGCTGAAGGGTGACTTCGCTGCGGCGATTGAGGACGACCCGTGGCAGTGCATCCCGACCTCGTGGGTCGAAGCCGCGATGGAGCGGTGGCGTGAGCCAGACCCGACGAAGAAGAAGCCGATGGACGTGCTCGGCGCGGACATCGCCATGCGCGGCCGCGACAGCACCGTGCTGATCCCGCGGCACGGCTGGTGGTTCGGCCACCCGATCGTCTACGAGGGCCGGCTCTGCATCGACGGGCCGACCACGGCCGGCTTCATCGCGGCCGCGGTGCGCGACGAGGCCGTCGTCCACATCGACCTTTTCGGCGTCGGCGCCGAACCCTACGGCCACCTCAAGGAGCTCGGCATCCAGACGATCGGCTTCAACGTCGGCGACCCGGCGCGCGGCCTCGCGGCCGACGGGCACATGCGCCTGTTCGACCTGCGCACCGAGCTCATCTGGCGCATGCGCGAGGCGCTCGAGCCGCGCGCCGCGGAGCGCACCGGCATCGCGCTGCCGCCGGACCAGAAGCTGCTGGCCGACCTGTGCGCGTTCAAGTGGGAGATGCGAGGCGGCGTTATCAAGGCCGTGGATCGCAAGACGCTGGTCAAGGAGCTCGGCCGATCGCCCGACTACGGCAGCGCGGCTGTGCTGGCGTTGGCGCACACCGAGAAGCGCAGAGCCGCCATGCGGCTCGGTCGGCAAGCTCGTCGGAATGATTCGCCGGAATACGACCCCTATCGCGACATCTGACGAGTCGGTCTACCCTCTGCGGCGTGGCACAGACACGCACCATCCCGCGCACGGTCATCGAGCTCGGCACGATCGACGACGTTCGCAACGCCGGCAATCTGCTCGAGCAGCATTGGCGCGAGCTCTGCACCGATCCGGAACTCATGGAACTCGACCCGGACTGGCGCGGCTACTACGACCTCGAGGAGCGCGGACGCACGTTCACGCTGGTCGTTCGGCGTGACGGGGCGACTGTCGGCTACTCGCTCAACTTCCTCTTCCCGCACCTGCACTACAAGCAGACGCTCATGGCGCAGAACGACGTGCTGTTCGTCGACCCGGCGCTGCGGCGCACGACGGGCATCGGTCCGCGTTTGATCCGCGCGACCGAGGCCCAGGCGCGCGAGCTGGGTGCTCATCTGATCTGCTGGCACGCGAAGCAGAACACGGCCCTCGACAGCTACCTTCCGAAGCAGGGCTACCGCGTGCAGGACGTGTTCTACTCTCGGAGGCTCTGATGGGTTTGTCGATTGGGATGGTCGCGGCTGGCTTGCTCGTCGCAGGTGCATCGGTCTACTCTGGCGAGCGCCAGCGTTCGATACAGAAGAAGCAGATGCGCAACCAGAAGCTCGCGAACGAGCGCCAGATTGCGCAGGCCGTCAGCGCGCAGAAGCTTGCGGCTCAGGCTGACGCGAAGGCGAACCAGAGGGAGCCGAACACCATGGCGCTGATGGAGAAGGCGTCGCTTGCATCCCGCCAGGGCCCGGCCTCGACGATGCTCACCGGTGCCGGCGGCATCGGTAAGGGGTCGCTGCTGCTCGGCAAGAGCACACTGCTCGGGGGCTCGGCATGAGCAGCCCACCCATGCTCTACGACTTCTCGGTCGTCGAGGACAAGCGGGAAGCGTTCATCAGCCGCAACCAGTCGCTCAAGGCCGAGCGGTCTTCGTGGCACACTCACTACGCCGACCTCAGCCGGCACCTGCTTCCGCGAGCCCACCGTGCGTTCATCTCGGACCGGAACCGAACCAGCCGGGCGAAATACAACGCCATCTACGACAACACCGGGACGCGCGGTGTTCGCACGTTGGGCTCGGGGATGCAGGCCGGCGCGAGCAACCCCGGCCGGCCGTGGTTCAAGCTGTCGACGCAGGATCCCGACCTTGCCGACTTCTACCCGGTGCGCGCGTGGCTCGACGACGTGGTCGAGCGCATGCAGCGCGTGTTCGCGCGCAGCAACACCTACCGGACGCTGCACCAGATGTATGAGGAGCTCGCGGTGTTCGGCACCTCGGTCTCGATCATGCTGCCGGACGCGAAGAACGTCATCCACCACTACCCGGTGGTGTGCGGCGAATACTGCCTGCAGAAGAACTACCGTGGCGAGATCGTCGCGCTCTACCGCGAGTTCCAGAAGACGATCGGCGAGACGGTGAAGGAGTTCGGCTACGAGAACTGCTCGGTCGCCGTGAAGGACGCGTGGCGCAACCGCAACTTCGAGCAGACGGTCGACATCCTGCACGTCATCGAGCCGCGCGAAGATCAGGCGCGCGACCCCGAGAACCCGAGCCCGAAGCACATGCCGTGGAAGTCCTGCTACATGGAGCTCGGCGGCGAGAGCAACAAGCTGCTGCGGGAGAGCGGCTACCCGCGCTTTCCCGTGCTGGCGCCGCGGTGGCAGGTCGTGGGTCAGGACGTGTATGGCATCAGCCCCGGCATGGAGGCGCTCGGCGACGTGCGCCAGCTGCAGCAGGAGCAGCTCCGCAAGGGGCAGGGCATCGACTACATGGTGCGGCCGCCGCTGCAGGTGCCGAGCTCGCTCAAGGATCGCGACAGCGAGCTCTTCCCCGGCGGCACCAGCTACTACGACCCCGGCACGCTGCTGCCCTTCGATCAGGTCACGCCAAACGGCGGCATCCGGCCGGCGTTCGAGGTCAGGCTCGAGCTCTCCCACCTGCTGGCCGACATCGTCGACGTGCGCCAGCGCATCGACCGCGCGTTCTACGCCGACCTGTTCCTGATGCTGGCGCTCGCCGGCCCGAACACACGCATGACCGCGACCGAGGTCGCGGAGCGCCACGAAGAGAAGCTGCTCGCGCTGGGCCCGGTGCTCGAGCGTCTGCACAACGAACTCCTGCAGCCGATGATCGAGAACACGTTCGAGATCATGCTCGAGCAGGGTCTGCTCCCGCCGCCGCCGCCCGAGCTCCAGGGCGTCGACATCACGGTCGAGTTCGTCTCGATCCTGGCCCAGGCGCAGCGAGCTGTCGGCAGCAACAGCATCGACCGGTTCATGGGCAACGCCATGCAGCTCGCCCAGGCCCGGCCGGACGTGCTCGACAAGGTCAATTTCGACAAGTGGGCCGATGTCTACTCTGGCATGGTCGGCGTGCCGACCGAGCTCATCGTCGACGACGACACGGTCGCCGCCCTGCGGAAAGCCCGGGCCAACGCGGAGGCCGCGCAGGCCCAGGTCGCCATCGGTCGCGAGCAGGCCGCGGCCGCGAAGGATCTGGCGGCCGCGTCGACGGACGGCCGGAACGCGCTGACCGACTCGCTCGGTGGCGGCGGCGCCAGCCTGCCGATCGACGCCGGGGGGATCCCGCTGTGACGCGCGTGGTCGCCGAGCGCGTCGGAGCTCCTGACATGACGCGCTCGGGGCGCTACCGCCAGCGCGTGCCGGCGGCGCCCGAGGCGATCGACGTTAGTCGCCTCATCGGGACGCTGCCGAAAGCGCAAGGAGGCACGGGCGCCTCGGTCGAATCTGATGCACGCGCCAACCTCGGCCTCGAGATCGGGACGGACGTGGCCGCGAAGACGCACACTCACGTCTACGGCGATCTCAGTGGCGTGGCGGCGAGCTCGCACACGCACCGCTCCAGTGACCTGACGCAGAACGAGACCGACTACGTCTGGTTCGCTGACTTCATCTCGAGCAACATCACGGTGAACGGTTGGAGCTCCTCGACCTCTGGTGGGTCGACGGCCGGTCATTGGGACGCACTGGTCGACACGACCGACAACGGCATCGGCGTCATCGAGCTCAAGACCGGAACCGGCAAGACCGGCTACTACTCGCTCTGCACCTTCAACGACAAGTTCTACCCAGGGCAGGCCGCGTTCACGTTCGAGGCGCGTGTCTGCCCCGACGTGATCGCTGACGCCGCCAACGACTACGACATCTACGTCGGATTCGGCGCGAACGTCTATAACTCGTCGAGCGGTAACCACGAGGCCGGGCTCGTCTACCGGCGCAGCGCGCTCGGCGCCAACTGGCACGCGGTGACGAAGGCGTCCGGCACCGAAGAGCAGACCGACACCGGCGTCGCTGTCTCGGCCGGGACGCTCCAGAAGCTGAGAATCGAGTTGAGCGAAGACGGGACGACGGCCGCGTTCATGATCGACGGCGAGTCCGTCGCGGAGCACACCACCAACTTGCCGACAGGCCGCATGGGGCTGGCCGTCGGCATCTTCAAGTCTGCCGGCACCACCCAGCGGGAGCTCTGGGTGGACTGGACCCGGCTGCAGGTCACTAGGAGCTCCGCGAGGTAACCATGCAGGACAAGAACGAGGCCGATCTCAAGGTAGTCACTAACCCGAAGCGTCCGAAGACCGATGCCGAGATCATCGCGGCGCTGAAGGACGACGACCCCAATATCAGGAAGCTGGGGCTCGAGGCGCTGTTCCCGCTGACGAAGGGCACCGTGCTCATCAACTCAACGAAGGACGGGAACCAGATCACCGCGACGGACAACCTGGACGCGTCTCGCGTGTTCGGCGCGATCCTGTTCGTCGCCATCCAGCTGGGCAAGTTCATGGGCATGGAGCTCAACTGGCTCGCCCACCCTGGCCAGCAACAGCAGCAGCAGCAGCAGGGCATCGAGGTGGTGCCTGAAGGAGCGATGCCGAGATGACAACGACGCCGGCCAACCTGAAGCCCGACACCACGAACCGTCGCCCCATCGTCGAGCGAGGGACGGTGGTCCCCCTCGCGATGGCGGCCGGCGTCGTCGTGGTCGCCGCGGCCTCGGCGTGGTCGGTGGCGAAGTCTATGACCGAGGTCGTGCTCACGACCAACTACAGGTTCGAGCGCATCGACGAGCGCCTCGAACTGCTCTCGAAGCAACTTGAGGAGGCCGGCGCCGACCGCTGGCGCCGCGGCGACATGCGCCAGTGGGCCGAGCTCCTGCGGGCGCAGAACCCCAACATCAACATCCCGAAGGTCCAATGAAGAGAACCATCTACACCGTCCTGCTCCTGCTGGCCGTCGCGCTCCTGTTCGCGGCCTGCATGACTCCACGCCAGACCGAGGCCGCCGAGGTGCTGCGCGAGCTCTACCGCGGGGGCATCTTGACGCCCGAGCAGCTGCAGCTGTTGCTCGACGCGCTGAACCCGACCAGCTGGGTCAACGACGTTATCGCGATCGGCAGCGGCTTGTTCTTTGGCACGGGCTCCTTCGTCGCCACCAACTGGGCGCGCAACCGCGCGCGCCTAGCTCGAGGCGAGCCGGTCGGGAAGCCGACGCCGGCCGAGTGATTCATCAGGGGGAGGCGGGGCGCTGCATGGTGCGACTCTTCGCCGGTCCCGTGTCGATTGGTCTCCTCTCGTGACCGGATCCCGCCTCCCCCGCTTTCTCCGCAACCGTTCGCCGGAAAGCTGCGCGCCTTGCCGGCCCAGCTCGTGGCCGTCACACTGCGGACTCAATGACCGACCACGATCCATTCGACCTCGATGCCGAGCAGGAGCGCGCGGAGCTCAACCGCGCGAC